GTGTATCTGATGCTGCTGCTAAAATCTCTGTAGTAAGAGTAGTAGTCAAAGCCGCTTGTACCGATTCACCTGTTATCGATGTTACGTTTACTAGATTTGGGTTTGCCATAGTTTATTTTCTCCTGTTGATCTTTTATCCGAAAACTAATGCCATTGCAATAGCTTTTCCTACGGTTGCTGCTGTATTACCATTAATTTGAACTTGCCCGGTTCCTTTTGGAACTAAATTTATACTTACATTAGTTTCACCAGATGCTGTAAAGCTAGGGGCATTCCCAGTAGCCGCGTTAGCGTATGTTAATTCGTTAACCGCTGAACTTGTAGCAGTTAATAAAAATAACTCGTTTCCGTTAGTATCTAAAATAGAAGTCCCTATTTTAGGTGCAGTTAGTGTTTTATTAGTTAAAGTTTGTGTTCCTGTAAGAGTTACATCACCAGTTCCAAACCCCATATCAAAAACTCCAGTGTTTGTAGCAACACCATCTACGTATAAAATTTTAAAATTTTTGTCTGTAGCTGAAAAAGTAACTGTTGCACCTGAACCAGATATTGCTTTTACTTGAACAGTGTGTGCTCCTGATGTTCCATTTTCAATAAAATAAAATGCTTCAGTAAGAAGAGGGACCGTTACAATTTGATTCCCAGATATAGTTCCTGTTAATTTAATAACTTTTTGTTGAGCTGTACCTGTAAGAGCTCCATTATCAATATCTAAATTTGTAGTTTGAGCACCACCTGCAATAGATACTTCTAAATATCCACCAGTTAATTGTTCAATTAAATTTAAATTTGCGTTTGTTTTATCTCCCCAAGTACCAGCGTTTTCGCCGGTTGCCATTAGTTCTATACCAAGATCCGTATATGATGATGCCATAATTTTTTTCTCCTATTACGATGCTATCGTTACGTCTGTATAATTTGGATTACCGGTAATGTCAATGTCTTTATAACCTATAGTTCCAAATCCGACGGTGTTTAAACTAGCAGTAAATTCTTGTCCTGTCAATCCTATAACCATTGGTGGAGGAGTAATAACTCCTACTGCAGAACTAAATGTTTGTGAAGATAATCCTACAGTAATTTGGTCTACAGGAGCTATTAAAGTTCCTAAAGTAGAACCAAAAGAAACACCAGTTATTGGTACAAATTCTACTGTACCTGTTATTAACGAACCTACACTAGATCCTACTGATACACTTGTTATTGATGCTATGGTTTCCGGAACCACAGTTACTGAACCTACAGAAGCAGGTACTGCAAAACTTGCTAATCCTTGTAAATGATCGGCACCATTATTTAAACTTAAAGTTCCTAAACCTGCTCCAGTTGTTACACCAGTAGGAAAAACTTTAAAATCAAAATTAGTTGTAAGAGTTCCTACAGAAGAAGGAATATTAAGTCCGCTAATTCCAACTACATCTGCAACATTAAATGTAAATTCTCCACCCCATTGTCCAAATCCATAAGAGTTAGATCCCCAATTTTCTGGACCCATTGCTGTGTCCATACTTAAAGAATCTATAAGAACTGTAGTTATATTTTGTCCCCAGTTACCTACACCGTATTCATCTCTACCCCAACCTTCTATTGATTGAGCATAATCGAGTGTACCTAAAGCTGTTGAAAAACTTAAACCTGAAACAGCAACAACAGGACTAAAACTATCTCCCCATGGTTCTTGTCCATATTCAGCTCTACCCCATCCTTGTTCAGATGCAGCTACTGGCGTGCCTAGGGATGTTGAAAAAGAAACTCCAGAAACTATTGTAGTAAAATTATTCTGTTGTCCGTAATTACCTTGCGACCAGGTAGTGCCGGATTCGTTCCAAGAGTTAGCCATAAGGAACTACCTCCTTATGTTAATCTCAGGATAGCAGAAGTTGCGTCGTTAGCTGGAAATTGAACTGTGAATGTACCAGACGAGACTGTTTTATCTCCACCAAATGCTACAACACAAACAGCGTCTGTTGTACCTGAACCGCCAGCTGTTGTTGTATTATAAATCATACACCCATTGGCTGTAAAAGAAGCTGATGTCCAAGAGACGTCAGAATAATCTGTGAACGCAGTCGTAGAAGTCAAGCCGACACCCGTGTTAGTTAATGCCTCTCCACCCGCAGTATATGCAGTTCCAGAAGTATTTGTAATTTCATTTGAAGTTGAATAGTCAGTTGTAGCTGCACCTAAAGATGCAGAACTTGTAAATAAAGCTATTTTAAAAGTATCACCACTATTTCCAGATGTATCGAAACTGTGCTTACCTTGAAGTAGTTCTTGTTTGAAACTAGAACAAACTGCCGATGTTATTGCCATAATTTTTTCTCCTCAATTTATGGAGACGGTGACTTGACTGGTATTCTAACTGTTCCGTCAGTATAATCATCTCGTCTTCGTCTTCCCAGTTGCGTACCTGCTAACTGTTGTATAGCATTTTTATATTTATTTTCGTATAATGTCAACATATCTATTGGACCTTTTAAAAATCCAAAAGCTTCTACCAAGCAAGCGTATAATAGCCCTTGTGGAAAATATGTACCTAAATAAGTATTATTATTAAAACCAGTTGCAGATCCTAGACCATTAGGCATTTTGTTGTAATATATTCTAAACATGTAATTAGCATCTGGTGTAGGAGCTAAATACATCCCTCCAGAAGTCGTAGAAGTAGTATTATCAGCACCCCCAAACATTGCATAATATTTAGGAAACCCTGTTACAGAATTAGTAGTATCTGTAGGAGATTGTATTTCTCCGTCAGGTCCAAATTTACGGTCTACAAATTCTGATAAATAAGTTTGATCTTTTTTCTCCAACCATTTACCATTTCCTTCTGTATTAGCAGTAGATTCAAATACTTCAATTCCTCTTATGAAAAGTGTTCCTGCCGGAGCAAAAATAGTATTATCATTTGCAACTAATGTACCTTCTTGAACAAATCTTTGAGAGTCCATAGGAAGCTCTTGATAAATTCTAAACTCTGCAGCCATAATAAAACCATCTAAAATAGTTGAAGTAAAGACAGTGCTATCTACTTCAGTATAATCTTGAATAGCTTGTTTTAATGTTGTGTAATCGTATTTTTTAACTCCTGACATAATTAACCTCTATCATTAATCGGTCCAACTGTACACTGTAAACCGCCCCCTGTTTCTGTACTACTAGCATTACTAACAAGTTCAAAACCAAATCCTACCTGGGTTATTGTAAGAGCAGGATTACCACTGCTATCATTATATCCAGCGAGTGATTCTGTTTCTTCAAGAAAAGATATTTTATAAGCTCCAAAAACTTTTGCTCCAGTTGCATGTGAGCTTGCTGTTGTATTTACAGGACTAACCCCTCTGTAGGGAGCACTTGTTCCTCTAGTACATCCAGTTAAATTATTTGAAGATCTTCCAGTATATTCAATAACTTCGTTTTCAAATAATCCAGTTTCACTATTTACTTTTTCAATAACTATAAAACCAGATGTTGGAAATTCTGATCCATCCGCTAAAGTAATTGTAGTAGCTGAATCTGTAATCGCACCATTTAAAGTTGTAGATAATTGTAAAGTAGTTATTGCAACACCACCTACTGGAGATTTAATATCTCTTAGTCTAACAAAATCATTTGCTTGCATTGCACCATTTTCAAAAGCTATTGATACTGTTGCATCAGCAGCTGTAGTTGTAATAGGGTTTTCTGGTAAAAAATCTTCTGTTGGAAATTCTGTTCTAGCAGTTCTTGCTCTTTGTAAAGCTTGTGGATCTGCACTTGTTGGTTTAGGATCTAATTGTGGTTGTTTAGGTTCGTATTCTGAAACATGGACCAGGGCACCATTCCATTCTCTAACCATTTCGTTATATGGAAAAGCCATACCAGATCTATCCGATATTGCTAAAGCATATTTACCTTGTGAAAAAGTAGTCATTAACCAATACCTGGGTAATAAATTTTAGGAGATATGTAAGTAGAATTAGAAGAACCGTCTTCATCTTCTGCTCTTAATAATTCATCCTCATATAATAGTTTTAGTTCTTGTACTCTTTGTGGAGCATATTTTATAGCTAAGTAATATGTTAACCCTGCAATCATACAAGGCACAAATCTGTAAGGTACATCTGTTGCATTTGTGTATGCTCCTACGTCATCAATTCTTTTTGTGTAATAAAAATTTATAAAGTCTCCTGCTTGTGAGCTTCCTGGTGTTAAATATAAAGTAACCGTAACTTTATCAATAAATCTTTGTACCCAATATTGTGTAGGTAAACCTTTTGAAGTTTTGTTAGAAAATCCTTGATACTGTGATCTACTAATTTTTGTCATAGGTGTATCCACATTTGTAGATGCAACTCTATAATTTAATTCTTGTATATCAGTCATTCCATTTGGAAACTGTAAAACAGTATCGCCACTGTTATGTGTAGCAGCCGTGCTTCCATTAATTCCTCTAACACATCCAGTAATGTTTAAACTAGAAATTCCTGTGTAAGAAATTTGTTCAGTTCCAATTGTTAATGTTCCACCAACTGTAGGCATTCCTGTTACAGACGCAACTGGAACAGTGGTAGCTGTAGCATTTATTCCTGCTGATAATGTAGTTGAAATTCCATCAGAAGAACCATCAGAAGGTGATCTAAAAAAAGTATAAACTGCTTGACCATCTACTAAGGTTACGTTTTGATTTTTTACTTCCCAAAAATGTAAACCTCTATTTCCCCATTCTGAAAATAAAATATTTAAAGATCGTTTAGCTGTTTTTAATTGATAGCCAGCGACGCCCTGCATACCAATACGTTCGTATGCATCTTCAATAATTTCATCTATCCCTAAGTTCTTATCAAAAACATAAGAGCCTGAAGTAGTGTTGGCCATTTAAGCTCCTTACCCGTCAAACTGTATTGACAATCCTACTACTGCAGTTCCGGCAGATGCAAAATATGCACC